AGCCTCCCACACGACAGCGGCGTCGTTGTACTTGACGATCAGGTTCATGGCGTCGGCCAGCATCTGTAGCTGGACCTTCGCCTCGTCTTCCGTGATGTTGCCGTTGTCCACGGCCATCTCGACGATGTTGCCGAGCGGCGTGTTGACCATCATGCCGGCCGTAACTTCCGTGACCTGCTTGCCGGTGTCCTTATCGATCAGCGCGTAAGGCTGACCGGCGTCATTATACTGCAGATCGAAGTTGCCGCCTTCGGCCATACTTGACAGAGAGAACTTGGGCATCTGATCATGCATCGGCTTTTCACCCGGATAGGGGCGAACGTCTGACGGGATGTCCCAATCAGTCGATTCTCGGAACGGATCAGCCACATTGAACCGATCGAAGCTCTCACCGTAGTTAGAGCTTGTCTCTGTGCCGAAGAACGCGTCTTCGAGACCAGCGTTGACAACATACATCTCGGCGGCCTGCTGATACGCCTCGGTACCGGCGTGATATAGATCCAAGCCAGCGTATATGTCTGCAAGGATCTCTTCGTTGACCGCGTCCGCAAAGGCCTGATTAGACAGTCCCGCATAAGAGTTCTTATAGACTCTCTTATAGGTCTTAATCATGGCATTAAGAGAGTCCAAATTGTCGCCGAAGATATCCAGTAGCGCGTTGTCGACAAACGACTCACGGTCAGCGCCGAGAGCGTCGAGCCACAGATGTATTTTTTCGTGCTGCTCAATTCGTCTTGGATCCGCGGTCGGGTTATCCCAACGAATGGTCAGGTTTCCGTTCTCGACCATAGCATTAACGAGCTGCCCGGCGGAATTGCGCAGATCGCCAAGAATAAGTGAAACAGAGGTGAATCCATCATCCTTTGCAGACTGAACAAATTCCCTCTGTTTCGTGTTGTATTTCGTTATTTCTTCCGGCGCTCTTCCAGCATCCGTCTGAATCTTTCCATCTCGCGATCCGTTGTCTCGTCGATCTCCCTCTCCTCTTCGGGAGTCAAGGGCCTGTCCAGATCCAGCTCGCCGCTCAGTACCTTCTGATACTGCTCCTCGGGAACCCACACCGACGTCCCGTCCTTCAGGGTTACCAGGTATCGTCCATTTGCCATTGTTTTCCTCCTCGCCGCTCAGCGCGGTGTCTACCAGGCGTCTCTGGTTCCAGGCCTCTTCAGCCTGCTCCAGGGTCGCGTTGTTCTTGGCCATGTAGTCTCTGACGAAATCATCATGGCTATACTCAATGCCGCCGATTGAATTACCCGAAGCCGCCGGCGGGATCGGCATACGGGCCGTCTGTTTGGTGCTCTCCTTGACCGCGGCCTGCATCTCCTTGGTCTTGGCCATCTGCGCCGCGAAGTCGTTCATCGCAGTCATGACCGCGCCGATGGTAGAGCTCTCGCTCAGTTCGACGCCGGTGATCTCCTGGATGACGGAGCGGACCGCAGGGATACCAACGGAGATCAGCTCAGCCTCATCCTCGGTAATCGCCTCGCCAGTCATGACCTTGTCAATCAGAGCGCCGATCTGCTGCGCTTCATCCCACTCGACGTTCTGCTCGTACAACCGCTGCGCTGCGGGCGTAGCGATCGTCTTGTCGGTGTTTTCGGCCTTCAGGGTATCGTAGACCTGGTTGCCAGTACCGGCCCGTGTGGAGGCTCTGGCGGCCCGAGAGAGCGCCGTATCCTTGGACATGTCCAGATTGCCTTGGAGCTGGGTGAGGACCTGCATGGCGTTCGTATCCGCCTGGATAGCCCGCCACGTCTCCTGGCTGATCTGCTCGCCGCGGGACGCCTTCGCGATGTCCTCGGCCAGTTTGGCGTCACCGCCAAGTTCGACCAGCATAGACTTCGCACCGGCGATGAGGTTGTCCACGGTCAGGGTTTCTTTATTATAAGATACCGTGTCAGGATTTGCAAGCCACAGGAGATCACCGCCGGACTCGCCGTACTTGATGAACATCTCGCCGACATTGTAATCGGTGGGCTTGTACTTACCGTCCTTGATGTTCTGCGCGATCTTCTTGGCTTCCTCGTACAGCTTGACCTGCTGCTTCGCTTCCTTGGTCTTTGCCGCAGCGGCGTCAACGGGGTTGCCGAGGATCGTATCGACCAGCTTGTCGGTAGCCGCTTCCGTGTTCAGCGCCTTGCCAGCCTCAGCGTAGGAATTGTCGAGGCGGACGTTGGAAATCTCGCCAGCGCCGCCGAGGAGCAGAGCAGACAAACCGCCGTACAGGAAGGACTCCAGAGCTTCTTCATCCAACGGGTCGAGCTCAGATACGCCGGCCTTCAGCCGCTGAGCCAGGTCGCCCTCACCAAGCCAAAGGTTGGTGATAAGCGGATCGAAGAAGTCTGTGCCATATTCCTCAAAACCTTCTTCAATGAAGCGGTTCGCCATGCGGGCACCGACTCTCATTGCGGGGTTGGTAATGTTGCGGACAAAGTTCTTAGACACTGCATTCGCGGCAATGCCAGGAACCTTCAGGATACCACCAAAGAGATATTCGGACGCAATTTCAAAAGCGCCTTTCGTAGCGGCATAGCCGAGGGACTCGCCCTTCTCGTGGCCCTCAGCACGGGTCGCGTCATAGACATCGCCAAACACGCTCGCGCCCATCGTGGCCAGAGACAGCGCCTGACCAATGACAGGGATGAAGCTGAGCGCGGTGCGGGAGACCTGGGATCCGGTGGTAAGGGCCAGCTTGTAGAGGCCTTCCACGATCTCATTGTTGCTGAGATAATTCTGATACAGGGAACTGGCCACGGCGTCGCGGGTGGCGTTGCCGTACAGGCTGCCGTTGACAGTCTCGCGGATGCCGGCGTCGCGGTCCTTGATGACGTTCCACAGCCCTTTCGCGGCGTCTTCGTCCATGTTGCTGGCCAGATACACGTATCCGAGAAGGTTCTTCTGATAGTCGGTGGCGTTCTCTTCTGCGTCTTTGAACCAGTCGCTGGTCGGCTGGATCTCACGGAAACCTGCGCCGCCATACTGCTGCAGGTCGGCGTCGTTGATACCAGAGAACTCACTGCGGAGATAGTTGTCCACAGAGTCCTGCACGGTGAAGTCACCGGCGAGGACGTCATCATCCAGCGCCTCGGACCTGCCGGTGAGGGCGTCTGCAGCTTTCCGCAGGCCACCGCCGAGCAGGCTGTCCTGGGAGACTATACCGCCGATCGCACCGCCGACAGTGGCCATCGTGCGTTTTGCCTTGGACTCATCGGTAATCCCCTTGGCAAAATCCTGAGCCGCGCCGACCTGAGACACCGTAGAGCTGAGGAAGCGGTCGTAGAAATCCCTCGCGCCCTTCTCACCTTCATCGGCGAACACAGCGTACAGCAGATTCTTCTGCTCATCGCTGGCGCCCTTCATGCCGAGGGTGAAGGCTTTATACTTCTGCGGGTTGCCGAGGATCTCCTTCTTACCGGCCTCCACTTTTGCCGCATACCCCGGGTCATTTTTATACCCAGCGAACACATCGTTGATCGTCTGATCCAGCTGACGAGAAGCCCGGCTGGCGTCATCGTAGCTCTGGTTCGCGAGATACTGATTGCGCAGCTTTTCATAGTCCCCGGAGAACTGCTGCAAAGCCTTGTACTCGTTAGAGTTTTTACCGTACTGCTTCCCGACGTCCTTCAGCTCTGCATCGAGTTTCTCACGGCCGGACTTATACAGCTCCTGGAAATTCTTAGAGTTGGCCTTCTCCAGATCGGTATACATCTTGGTGTGCGTCGGATTGTCCAGAGTGCGGTAGTAGGTTTCGTTGTACTTCTTCTGGGCCGTCGATGCCTTCGACCAGTCCTCGCCTTTGCTCTGACCGTTCTTGATGGCCCTCTCAGAGAGCGACCCTTTGGACCCGATACTCGTTACCGGGGCCAGAGAGGTGGAGGTCTCGTTCTTGCCGAACACTGTTCTGGACGCGCCACCGAACTTCGGCTGGGCCTTGACAGGGGAAGCGGTCTGCGTAGGCTGTGCAACCGTGCTGGGCTGACTCGCTGGGGCAAATACCCGCTGAGTCCCCACAGGACGATTGGCCACGTTGGTGGTCGTTCGCGCAGGGGTAGGCTGCTGCGTCGCCGCCGGAGTCGTAGTCTGCGTGTTCGGCTTGAAGATATCTTTGATTTTATCGAGTAATGATGCCATGTGTTTCCTCCTGCGGACGGCCGGTTACACCACGGCCATCTTTGCGATATATGCTTTCGCCTGAGCGGCGGTCATGCCCATAGCCTCAAGCTGTTCCTTGCTCGGCAAAACACCAGCCGACAACAGGGCGGAGCCCGAGTTGGCCAAAGATTCTCTGAGCTGGTTCTGAGCCGCCAGAGTGCGGTTGCCGTTCGCGAAGATGCCGGTCATCTGAGCGGTAGACAGATCGAGGTCGGTGAGATACCTTTGGGCGTTCAGGTTGTACTCATCCACCCACTGCTGGAGCTGAGAGTTGAACTCGTCCACACTCATGTTCGCCTCCAGAGCCCACTGCTCCAAACTCATCAGCTTGGACAGGTAGTTCTGCGTGATCGTCAGGAGTTGGTCGGCCTTCTCGAACTCACCCTGAGAACGGAGGTCCGAGATCTGCCGCGCCGTATCGGTGCCAAGCTTGACCTGCGCATCGTTAACGGCACGACGGTTCTGCGCAGCCGCCGCCTGAATGCTGGCGTACTGGGCCTCGCCGATGCCGCCACGGTCACCGCGGGCCTCAGCGTACAGCGCCTGGTTATCCAACGCCCGCATCTCGTCGGCAGTGGCCTGGTCCCTCTGAGTCTGGTACTGGGCCGCTGCGTCTTCCATGGCGCGGTTCAGCTCGTTCACACCCTGCTCGACACCGCGGTCGATTTGGTTCTGGCTCTGCTGCTTCTGAGCGTCCACGATCTGCTGAAGCATGTTGCGGAGATCGGTTGTATCCACATGCTCAAGCCGCTCGGGGTTGGCTTCGGGCAGGTCGGGTAAGGTGTAGGGGTTATATTCCATACCGAGGTCTGCGTCCTGCAAAGCCTGCGCGAGTAACTCGGCGTCCGTAGGACCGGCCGGAGTAGCAGGCGCGGCAGGAGCACCGCCGCCACCTCCGCCGCCATATCCACCGGAGCCCCCGCCTCCGGTGGGGGTTGTACGCGTAGGAGTAGTGCTTGCAGGGGCTCCACCATAGGCGGTGGGGTTACCCCTCGTTGCCGCGAGGATGGCGTCCTGCTCATCCTGATAGGCAGCGGCAGCTCGTCTCGCAGCGTCATTCGCGGGGTTAGTCAGGTTACTCGGGCCAGAAGGGTTGGTCGTTCCATTATTCTGACCACGAAAATTGGCGTCAGTAACGGGTCCGTGTTGAACCCGGAGTTGTTGATGTCGGGGATACCAGCCGTAGACGTCGGAGTCTTGGTTGCGGGTGTTTTAGAGCCCCCGCCCCCGTCGCTCATAAGAGTTGCTCTATTCTGAAGTGCCATATGATTTAATCACCTTCTGATATAAAAATAAAACGCCCTGTCGTGGTGGACAGGGCGTTGCTTCGTTTACTCGCTGAGCTGCTTCCCGACCTGGTGTGCGCCAGTGCTGGCGAGACCGGACTCGATGCCGACGGCGATCGCGTCGATCAGGTTATTCACGGGGAAGTCAGGCATGAGGTACAGACCAGCGACGCCAAGCAGGCCACCGCAGGTCGCGACGATAACGGGGATGAACTTGTCGTCAAGGGGTGAGGCTTTCACACCAAGACCGATGGCGAAACAAATGACCGTAATACCGGCCACGGTTGCAAGAATACCCATGAGATTGTTCTCCTTTCACTTAGGCTCATGCGCCTTTTCGTTGAGATGTTTTTCTATCTTCTGCACGGCCTCGGTAACCGGGCCGTTGCATCCCTGTTCCTTGAGACCCTTGAGACAGGCCAACACACCATAGGTGAGGATCGCCTGCTCTTCCTGGATCTCGTGAATCAGCTTGTCTTGCTTTTTCTGTCTGTTCACAAAATCATACGCCTTGTTGTAGAAAGCAAGGATCGCTCCTATCGCGGTGATTAACGACGCGGCGGTAATGATCATCTGAGGAGTGAACGTCACGCTCATGCCATCACCCCCAAAGCTTTGAATGTCTTAGGCCCGGCGACACCATCCTGGTCGAGCTTCTTCGCTTCCTGGAACCCGATGACCATGTTGCGAGTCCGGGTGTCGTAGATGCCTGAGACGACGCAGCTGTAGTTGTGGCACAACAGAAGAGACTGAAGGAGTTGTACATCCGCGCCGACCATGCCGACGCACAGCACACGGGGCGGCCAGTACGGGGTGGCCGGCTCGTCTTCCTGAGGTTCCGGAGCGGTCTTCCCAGCGAACTCTGACAGGATCTTCTCGGCACAGCTCACGCGGTAGTCTTTCACCTTCTGGCTTTTGTCGATCGGATTCTCGAACTTGATCAGGAACTTCTCCGTCATCTCACGGAGAGAAGCATCGGAGCGAAGGACAGCCAACACATCGGAGAACTCGCCGGTCTGGAGCTCCTGCCACATATAGTCGAGCTGCATCGGCTCATCAGCGATGGACACACCGCGGCCTTTCGCCAGATCATAGAGGCCAGCCTTCCGGGTGTTGTAGGTCCACTGGCACAGGCCATAACCGTATGCCTTACCATGGTCGTACCGGAAATCCTCACGGGAGTAGCTGCCGTTGTCCACACCGGCGGTGTAGTACTCGTCGCTCATGCCGGTGTCGTTGTGGTATCGGTCTTCAACATTGTTGGAATTGAACCGCGACTCTGGGCCCATGTTGCCCATGATGGCGGCTTTCGCGTTGTCGGAAAAGCCGAAGCGGTCAAGGCCAAACCAGATTGTTTCTTTACTCATTCGGCGGCCTCCTTAAATCGTGGCCCACTCGACGGCATAAGGCTCATTACTTTTCTTCCGCAGAACCTGACCGGTCGTACCACCGGCGGGGATAGTCGGGCCACCCACCTGAAGTGCTGGGGCCTCACAAATAATATCGGTACTTGTAATGGAGGTGATTCGAAAAATCGCGGCGAAGCCGTAAAGAGGCTCCGCACCGAGAATAAGATCATGTACAACAGCTTTTGGGAAATAGGTGCGACTAAAGGAATAGCCTGTGTTCTGGCCATCTTGATCTGTCACCGTGCCCGCCCTAAAGAGAGCGCCGGTTCCGCCCCAAACGGTGTTGCCAACGTCGTTAGTCAAATCCGAGATCTTGGTGGGGGTTCCATCCAGCACATCAAACGTGTGAGCGCCGCTTGCATCGGTAATCGTGACACGATGACCACCTGTGATGGCTATGACGGTGACGGTGGGAGAATAACCGTCATCGCCCCCTGGACCTACAAGGCTGATGACGCTGGTGCCCTCTAAATAGTTTCCGCTCACGGAAGTTACTTTCATTATGTATAGCGTATTAACGCCAGCCGCAGGACCGTGCCCAATTACGAAGTCGCCAACCCCAACGTCGCCGAATTTGTTCGTGTAGTACCCATTGTTGGCAGGGAAAATAGTGTGTAGAGGACCGCCGTACACACCGAATCCACGAGGGCCATCAAACTCTCCGCTTTCCTTGGCCTCGGTCAATTCTGTTTCGACTGTACCTGGGATGTCGTCAAGAATCCGCTGAGCAGCCTCGGCAGAAAAAGCAGCTCCCTCAGCGGACTCCTTAGCATCCGCCGCAGCGTTCACCGCCTCCTGGCCAGCGCGAACGACCCTATCAATGTAAATCTGAACAGGGTCGGGCGCATCAGTCGTGCCCATGCTGGTCAGCGTGATCGTGGTAAAGATGATGGACTTTGCAACCGCGCCATCCTTATAAGCAGTCAGCTGGGCCGTACCGTTGCCAACCTTGCCGACGTCGGCGCTGTTGATCACCCAGTTGACATAGCCGCCGATAGCCATAGTCGCGACCGGGTAGGGAGCGGCGTCACCGTGGCGCTGGTGGACCAGACCATAGGTAGCGTTCTGGATGTGCGGGAACAGAGCGTCGATTGAGAACTTAATCGTGGTGACCTGGTTCTCACCCTGACGTCCGATGACGATCGGCTTTTTATTCGAGATGATAATGTTGTTCATGTCTTACCCTTTCCCTCAGTCAAAGAACATCCACGAGTCCTCAGACAATTTGATCAACACCCCAACTGATCCTTCCGCTACGGATATCGGACTCGCATACTGGAGACCTCCGGAATAAACCATCACGTTCTCAGTGTCAAACACCAGCTGAATGTCGGCTGCGTAGCCGCGTTTTGAAAACATGACCACCGAGCCTACAGGGATGTCGCTGCTGTCCGTAGGAATTGTGATGCTAACTTTATCGGCAGGATAAAACATAGCCGCGACGAATAAAAGATGGCCGACATCCGCAAGTCCAAGCGTGTGAGTCGAGGTATCTAACTCTTTAAACCGCAGCCGCATCTGGTCAGCCTTTACGATGCCGTCCACCAGATCCGCCTTGTTCGTCGGGACTCCGGGCGCGAGCTTCTCATCGGTGATCGAACCGTTGGGGATCATAGCCGCGGAAGCTTCAGCCACCTGCTGCTGTACGTTCTCTACCGCTTCCTGCAAGTTGCTGGCCGGCACCTCGGTGGAAGACTCGAACGGAATATTCTCTGCTGACAAGCTTTCCAGATCGTCCACCAGATTGTTGAACGCGGTCTGGGTCTCGTCGTGCAAAAGCTGGATATCCGCACGGACCTGTTCCTCCCGCATCTCATAGGTGGGGAAATCCGATTTGTTGTTCCAGTTCTTGGAGAACCGGAGCTTGGTAAGAACTTTATTAACAAGAGACATTTAACGAAGCCTCCCTTGATAGTTGTAAAAGATCTGAGCCGACACGATGGACAGCTCATGGCCGCCAGCCTGGGCGGTATCAGCAGCCGGAACAGACTCGATATCGGAGTCCTCAAGCTGCATGGTAAAATGCCGTACTCTTCGGCACATAGGCTTGCGGCGGAAAGAAAGACCAAACCCGACGCCGGCCAGAGAGCGATACGTCAGGTTACGGGGGACCAGCTTCCACGCGATGTGGGCCAGAGGAGTCAGGTCTGTGCGCTCCTCGTAGTCCGTGATGTACGTGAGCTTGGCTGTGCAGTTCACTTCAGGACGCATGACGATGATCACGCTGTTGATGTTCTTCAGCCGATCGTAGCCACCGAAGTACTGCGTCGCGAAGCGGTACAGCTTCTCGATGGGCCCGTCATAGTCTTTGAAGTTCCGAACGAAATGAGTAAGACGCCCGGCGCTGTTTAAGTGCCAGACGTCATCATAGTGAACAGCAAAGGCGACGCCCTTGATGTTCGTCATAAAATACCAGGACGGGTCTTTGTAGGATGTGTTCTCATAGTCCCACACCCAGACGTGATCGCCGGTATTCAACCAGTAGCGCTTGTTGTCATCGAACGCCACCGGAACAGAGTTACGGATCTCAGCCAGCAGACCGTCCTTCGTAGGACCGCCGTTGACCTTCTTCGATACACACTCGATGTTGTTCTCGTATGCGTAGCTGGAATCCTTCAGGATATGGACGCCCTGCTCGGTGTTGCACCACACCAGGTTGTTCTCGATCAGCTGAATGCTGTAGGGGCAGTCGCAGCCGATCTTGTCGTTGATCGCAACATAGGGCATGTCGATGGTAAGCCGTCCGTCCACCGTCTGGGTGTCCTGCTTGACTCGGCCAACCGAACGCTGCTTGAAGACCACAAGGAAGCTCTGCTGTTTGCCGAAGCCGGTGATGCCGTCATCGACGTCGCCGCAGAACTGGTACTGATCCATCGGGAAGTACGTCGGGTCCATGGCGCTGTTGTTGCCGTTCCAGAAGATCGCGTTGGGCTGAGCAGGACAGCCGCCCATGACCACGCACAGATCGCCGGTTCCACCAAAGGTCGCGGCGTAGGGGCAATCCATAACACTGCTCATAGCCTCTGTGTTCGCCTTGGAATACGTGATAACTACCGTATTATTGGTGGGGGGATTCGTGACGGGAGGCGCTGTGTTGAAGGTAACGGTGCCCGCTGCCTTCTGAACCGTATAGGCCGTAGTGGCGACGCCGTCCACCGTGACAGACACCACGCTGTCGATGTCCTGCACCGGGAGGTGGTACACGTTCACGCCCTGCTTGACGTTGAACCACACCGTCTTGCTGGCGGAGATCCGGTTCTCCGGCTGATACAGCGTACCGGCACCGGAGTCGGGGTCGGTGTTGATCTGGATAATCGGAACGTATCCAACGATATCCGCGCCGGAAAACCCTGTTCCCTCGGTGTGCGTAATCTCTACATACACACCGGGGGCTTTGTAGTACAGCTTGCCAAAGTACCGGAAAAAAGAACCTCGGTCACATGCGGACCCAAACTCCGTGATCAACTCCCACGAGGGTTCGTCCCCATTCGGGTCCAACCAATACAGCCCATCATTGACCTCAATTCGGCCAGCCACACGAGTGGTCTTCCGAAGATGGGCTACGAGGAACCCATTGAAAAGCTGGTCGTACATCGCGATGCCGGCAGAGACCTCTTCATCGTGCGTCACCCACTCCTGCCCGTCACGGCAGCAGAGCACACCCTCCCGCCACAGCAGGTTCTTCATGGCCGGGCTCTCGTCGTTCTTCAGACGATACTCCAGGTCCATGAGGTTCAACCCGCCGTTCAGGTTCGTGAAGTTGACCGCGTACTCTGTATTTGGCTTCGGCATGTGGGAAAGATTAACGAAAGCCATTTACACCCCCGGCATGTTAAAGCCAAAATACGCATCCTCCACCGGCGCATACTCCACCGTCACGGGTTCGGTGATCCGACTGAGCCGGGTCTCAAACTCGTTCGACAGAGAGGCGTAACGGAAAGGATCGTCGTACATAACCAGCTGAGCCGCGATGTAGTACGGAAGAGCGGAATGCGTCTCGGGAGTATTATCCAATTCGGTGAGATCGTCGGGGTCATCCCCCAGAGTCTCAGGGTATCGGTAATACTCGACCATCATCCCGTCGAGGTTCTTCACGTTCTTCGGGATCATCAGCTTATTCCGGGCATAGAGCTTATACCCGTGATACCGCTGATACGAATATCTGGGAATGTCGTAAATATCCGGTCGCTGCCAGATCAGACCGCCGTTGTTCAGCTGCCAGAAGTCCTTCGGGAGGGTGTACAGGGTGTACGCGCCGAAGTCTTCGGATTCCAGGGAAGTCAGAGGAACCAGCTCCGGGATCTTCTTGACAGTCGTGGCAATGTACATCATGCCATCGTTGGCAAGGCCGGGGATGGCACGGATGTAGTCTGCCTGGTTGTTGTAGGTATAGGGAATCTCCTCACCGGCAATGCTCTCCGAGAAGGCGAGCTGCAAAGTGAGTTTCTTCAACTGTCCATAGTTCAAGGTCATGCATCTCCTTTTTCGTTATATAAAACGGGGTTGCGGAGTTACACCGCAAATGGCCGGGAAGGAGGAAAAAACCCGGGCGCAACCACTGGGCCCCGTGTAAAAAGAGACAGTAACCGTTTTCCAGTGACTGTCTCCTGTAATAAATACCCGGGGTGGTGCGCATCGTGGAGAGGCGTCCCGGGGTCTACTCACGCCCTATAGCCGGCCGGGCGTTTTCGTTCAAATGTATTCAGCGCTTTTCTACCCGGGGCTCGGCTAAGCGCCAACCGCTTTGAACCTCCCCGTTTACCCCGCCCGGGCGGCAGAACGGATCGTCGGTCATGTCGGTCCGGTCAACTGCTGTTCCCGCACCCGCAAACGCGAGGAATGCAGAAGACCAGATTGCAAGAACAAAGCCGCGGCCTTGCGGAGTCGCAGCTTTTCAAGAACCCATCCTCACGGCCTACTGGGTTCTTTCCCTCGGTGAGCATTCTTTTGTTTACCCTTCTCGCGCTCTACGAGAAGATCTTAGAGCCTACTGGGGTATCTCGATGCTCGCTGGCGGCCGGTTACCCTCTTATCAGCCCAGGCCGCCGGCGTGGCTATACCGCAGCAAGCTGGCATTGTCGGATGACGTAAGTTTCAACGAAAAACATATCAACTGCATTCCATCCGGTGTAAAGGCCGCGGAAAACATCAGTGCCGCTGGATTGTCGTCGGTGGCAACGGCTTTCTGCACAAACGGGAGCCTAACGGTTCCGGCCAGGTCAACAAAGACGAGGGCACCGGCTCCAATCGCGGCGTCGATTTCTGCATAGGTTTTGTCCAGCTCGATAATAGGGGTGTCTTTACCCGCAACAGTCCCGTGGACAATGAGGACGTTCGCGTTGCCGCCGCCAGATCCGCCGGAACCCGAACCACCACCGGCACACGGGCACTCAGCTTCGATCCAGGACATCGTTTCTTTGTCGTACATGTAACGGGTGGTCTCACCGTTGGACGCATCGACTGCGTACAGGATGGAACCGTTTGCGATACCAACTACCGGCTTCTCATCGGAGGCGAGACATACGCCTTCGACATAGGCACCGGAGGAGGTTGAACGATAAACATTATAGGATACCATAGTTAGGTCTTCCTTTCTTTAAGAAAGTCGGGAGACAGAGGACCTTCACGATCCTCTGTCTCCCTTGTCAGCGATTACTCGCCGACGTTGATCAGCGCATCGCCGACGGCGATGGGCTTGTTGCTGGCGTCAACAGACACCACACGGATGTACTTGTGACCAGCGGTGGGGGTGATCTCAGTGCCGTTGGCAGTGAGCTCGGTCCAGCCGGAGGTGGTGATGGCAGAACCGGCGGTGACAGCGGTCAGACCAGCCACGGTGGCGGCGGTCATGTAGTACCACTTCGCGCCTTCCTGCACGGCGTTCACCACGATGGTGGACTTACCGATGTCGGTAGCAGCGGTGATCACGGGCAGCACCTTCAGGGCGGACTGGCCACCGTGGAAGTAGACGGCAGAGATCTTCTCGTTCAGGATGAAGCAGTCGTAAATAAAGCGACCTTCGACCACATTATGTTAACCTATCGGCTTTTTATCCGATAGCTCTCATAGTTTCCTATGAGTTCAGCATATATCTTCACCCTCGCCTTTACGCGGTAGGGTGCCAAGCACTCGTGGGAGCAATGTAGTCTGGCGAACCAGGATCAGCTCCTATGCGTTACGGTGTCGGCGAGCCTTTACTCTCGCCGATTACCTCGGTATTATCATGCCCAAGCCATTCCTCGAATTGCTCGCGGGTGTTGTGATGGTAAGTGTACTTGTGGTGGAATCTCTTATGACAGGACTCGCACAGCGTTACACCGTTTGCTACGTCGTATCTCTTATCCGGGAAATCCGTATAGGAGTCCAGATGATGAGCAACGAGATCGCCACCCTTATCGGCCCCACAGACCTGACAAGTGTAACCATCTCGCTCGTACACGGCTTTACGCCATATGATGTTTTCGTTTGTGTCTCTGTTGTAGATTCGCTGTTCATCGGTCAACTCCGGGTTGTAGGCGTGGTGCCTTACACCCCTCGGTCGTACACAACGAGGACATATACGACCTTGACCATTCAAGTACTTACCCAAACGAATGGTAGCTTCGTGGCCACAGGAGGCTACGTACCTCACGGTCTTGTAGACTCGTCTGCGGGTTCCACTCTCTACTATCTCGCGATCAATGTCTTACACTTCGCACCCATCCTTGCTGAACATCTCGATGATGTCGGCGTCGTCGTAGTTCAAAGAGGAGGAACGACGATGCTTTCTCAAACGAGAATCGTTACCGGAAGGATTACGAATAGAATCATTCATACTTGGGTTTAGACCTCCACCGATTTTGCTCGGTTTTTATTTTTCACGGATTACGCCGCGGGGTGGCTGACGAGGTGCGACCACCCAGAAATTCCCGGGGGATTTTCATGGATACGATACTCTTCCATCTGCTTGGGACCGGTAGCCGCGATGGCATGGGTGATGATGAAGGCAGCACCAGCAGGCAGACGGCTGGAGGGGACCTTAACGATCTTGCAGCCATCGACTTCGCCGATGACACCCTTCAGGATCATCTCCTGGGACTGATCACCATACTTCATGAACGCGGGGTCCTGCTTCAGCAGGTTGGCGAACTTGTAGGAACAGAAAGCAACGCGACCTTTATCCATTTACATTCCAGCGCTGTTCGCTACACAGCGCTCGGTGCAGAGCACCGCTGCATGTTTCCATGCAGATTAGACTATATCTTCACCCTCTGTATGAGGGGCCGCCCATTTCCACCCGCTTGGGTGTACTCCCTTTCGGGATAGTCGTTGAACCTTCCTCTTGCGAGGCTTGGCTGCTGATTGCCCTTCCCTTTCGGGTTAGGGTGTCCCAGCAATTAAGGCGGTACTTACTGCGGTATTACTACGCAGCTGCCCAATATTGTTCAGGCACGTTGTGGTCGCCCAGACGCTCCATGCCGTCCAGGAAGGCGGCGTAGGCGTTGGTCTTGTCCAGCGGGGTGCTGGCATAGTTGCCGGCGTTCTGAGCAGCGGTGGCCAGGGTCTTGAACACGTAGGTGTCAAACTCAGGCACCCAAACCTCAGACAGCTGGCGGCTCAGGGCGCGGCCGGCGTCGGAGACCATTTCGCTCTGGATCTTGTCGCCCGCATCGATAATGAACGTAAAGGCGCGGTCCTTGGTCACGGTCATGGTCTGGACGTTACGGGAAAGGTCGGTGGGGGTACCGTAGCGCTGCATGCCAGCGCGGGTGTAGTCCACCATGGGGACGATGGGGATGCTGTAAACTTTGACGGTCTTGTCGCCCTTGAACTCATAATCATTGTTCAGAGCGAGCATGGCCTGGGATTCACGGGTAAAACGCTCGTCAACTACGGTTGAATACTTAGTTGCGAGATTGATACCGCCTGCCATATTCAATCACTCTCCTTAAGAATGGCAAATACACGCAGACGTCCGATAGGTTTACGGGAGGGTATTACCAGCGTTCACTGTTAAAACCGATGAGGAACGGGTCATCGGGCTCGGTGTTGGTCTTGCCTCCCTTAGAGACTCCTCTAACGGGAGCACGTCTTGCGGCGTCTGCGTTCTGTTTAAGTCGTTTGTTCTCGGCTTTGACAGCCTTGTTCTCGGCTTCCGCCTGCTTACGCATGTGCTCTTCATAGGCACCTACCAGAGACCGGCCCTCGACAACGCAGGCATTGACGACAGAGGCGGGCAGCTGGGTACCACGAAGCTCAGGGTGGGCCTTCAACAGGTCAGCCACCTCGGCTTTGAAGTCACGCCCAGTAGGCGCCTCGACATCATCCTCATCCTTCTCGACGGGCATAGACTCAACAGCACGTTTCGTCCGGCTCTCGACCAGCTCCTCCGCGACATCGGGATGCACACCTTCGCCGGTCAGCCGCTCCACCTCACCCTTACGGTAGGAGTCCGCGGCAGAATCCAGCATGGCATCCATCGAGTCGTACCCGAGGATCTTGGCCAGCTTGTTGCCCTTGTCAATGATGGGCTGCATCTTATCGAGCTTGGCTCTCACGCGATCAGTCACGTGGGCCTTCTGGTAAATCGTAGGCAGTTCGGTCTCGTCCAGCTCCACGTCCTCAACCTTGTGGTCGATCTGGGCGCTGAACTTCAGTTTGGGTCGAGCGGTCTCCTGCCCTATGGCGGGGGCATTGTCTCCGTCTTCCACAGACTCCTCGGTATCCGTGCTGTCCTCCGTGGTAGGGAGGTTGCTATCGGTACCATCGTTGGCTTCCGTAACTTCTTCCTGGTCGTCACCAGCACCAGACTCGTCAGCCTGATCCTGCGTACCCGTCCAGGAATCTACGTCGAAAAAGTCGTCTCCTTCTACCCAGCCTTCCGGCAGAAAGGCTTCAAATTCTTCAGAAGCCACGGGGGTCTCGTTGTTGTGTTCGCTCATTGGGTTTCTCCTTTCATGGCGAGAAAGAATTTTTACGCTGTAGCGATCAGCGTTGGTACGTTCTCTGGGGGTCGAACCCAGGACATGCGGATTAAAAGCCCGCTGCTCTACCAGCTGAGCTAAGAACGTATATGGGGCCCCTTGTTGGTGTCGAACCAACGACCTGCTGCTTACGAGGCAGCTGCTCTACCAACTGAGCTAAAGAGGCGAATGGAGGTCCCTATAGGATTTGAACCTATGACATGCTGGTTAACGGCCAGCCGCTCTACCGCCTGAGCTAAAGGACCAAATGGCGGAGTGAGAGTGACTCGAACACTCAAGCGCCTTGCGACGCCGACTCCTTAGCAGGGAGCTCCCTTACCTGTTGGGGCATCACTCCATTTGGTGGGCCGCCCTGGACTTGAACCAGGAATGCCGAAGCCACGGATTTACAGTCCGCTGCGTTACCAATTCCGCTCACCGGCCCGGTTATTTGGCGTCGGACGGAGGTGTCGAGCCCCACAACCTCACGGTTGCCCACGGTTTTCAGGACCGGTGTCAGCGCCGGCTGACGTCATCCGACATATGGTGGCCCTTGCAGGAATCGAACCTGCACGGATTTCTCCCTCCGCTTTTGAGGCGGGCGCGTTTACCTATTACGCCAAAGGGCCATATAAAAGAGGACCACCTGTTTGGGTGATCCTCTTTGGTTTTTTATATCTGCTGCTGGTCAACCAGAGCCTGCTGCGCTCGGGCGGGGAGGTCATTATACATGGCCTCCATACGAGCGGGCATGCTGCTGATCGTCTTCGCTGCCTCAAGCGAGCCACCCATCGACGGGGCACCGCCGGGGCGACGGGCATGGCCGGGAGCGTCTCGCGGAGGCTCCTCCGGCACCATGGCGTTCTGCGCAGCCGCGGCTTGCTGGGCCTGCTGCTCCATGAGCTTGGCCTTCAGATCATCGATCAGATCCTGCTTACGCGGGAACAGACGATCGGGGATACGCTCCAGGTAGTTGATGATATCCAGCGTACCGTCACGACGCAGGTTATCCAGCGTCTGTACCATGGCGATCTCGGAGAAGCGGGTAGTGGCGCCAACCTCAACCGCGACATTCAGCCACAGGTTCTTGAGCTGACTGAAGTCGAACTCCTCCATGACCCGGCGCTTCACACGATTGGTTCTCATCGTGCCGGTGGCAGGGTCAATCACGGGGGCGCCGCCGTCGCCCATAACCGGTTCATTAAAGTCCCGGGTCCGGCATACGTAACGCTTACCGTAATAGGTGCCCATCATGTCAAGGAGGATCTCGCCGATACTCTCGACCCACTCAAACATAATGGATCTCGGGTTCTCCAGCGGTACCTCAGATGACGCCTGCAGCACCATCAGAGCGGAGGTGTTGTCCAGGCGCATGTCGCCCATCTGAGCATCCGTGGCGCCGAGACATTCCTTCGTATACTCAATGACCTTGTCGATGGCCATCACGATCTGGTTGGACATGTCCGCCGGCTGAAGCACGGTGGCTACGCTGCGCAGATCCTGGCCGGGCTGCAGACCGGAGACGCCAAGCGCCACGCCGATCTCGTTGTTCCACTGAGAGATCAGGTCGGCGTTGTACACGGTCTTCGGGAAACTCTGCAGCTGCAGGTGACGGAAGACCATAGCCATCATCGAGTTGATAAAGATCTGGTTCGGGACAATGCCGGTCACCAGAGCACGGCCGTGGTACTGATTCTTCTGCCGTTCCCAGTTGCCCCAGGCGATGGGGTAGCGGGTCAGGCCAGTATCGACGTCCTCAAAGATATTGCAGCTCCGGGTAGCCTTTGTTACATGAACAGTCGTAACCAGGCGCTTGACCTTCTGCTTCTCGTACATCGGGGTGCCGTCGGGGCCAAGGACCTCTTTACCGTCGGCGTCCTTCAGGGGAACAGGGTTACCATCGTCGTCGAGAACGTCCTCCATCTCGGGCATGCCAGTCTCTTCGTCGATGATCTCCTTCTCCTCGGTCACCTTCGAGTACATGTAAACATAGAGGGCCTTGCCGGTCTTGTCGTCAGCCTGGATCAGCTCGGTCCGTCCGCCAATGGCTTCCTGCCACTCGGTCTCATAGTCGGGGGTAATGGTGTCTCGCTCCAGCTCGTCGGAACCGGTGCCGCCTTTACCGATGCCGTTCTTAACCTTGTTGAACCGCTCAGCTTCCCACCGCAAGTTCTCAACCGTGTCACGGCCGACGATCAGGATGTAGGGCTGAGACTCAACGTCGGTGGTGTTCGGATTGCCGAACATGACGTTGACGCCGTCCACCAGCTCCATCTCAATCTCGCCGCGAGCGTTGCCGAAAGCACCGCCATATGGGAGAGCGTCAGGGTTCCAGTAGAAGTGAGCACAGTAGTCACCGGTCTGAGCGCCATCGAACAGCGCGTCACGGACCCGGTAGTCGAGCTTCAACTTCTCGAACAGGTTCCGCACCTCCGCCGTAGCGTAGATCGCGGCGTTCGTGTTGGGGTCCTTCTGGTTCTCGCCGTCATAGTAGGTCAGCGGTTCAAAGCTGATCGTGGTGGCAGATGAGGTGAGGGACGCCACAAAGAGGGAGGTGATCCTCTTGATGATGTTAAATACAGGACGGGGGAGTCGGCTCATCGCGGGCGTCCGCGGGATATGCAGCCACTGGTTGCCGGCGAAGAACTCGATGTTCGTGTTGACGGTTCTGTATAAATTCGGGACGAGCGAGTTGTTGTACGACCGGCCGAGTTCGTAGTACTCCCACGCCTTGGTCTTGTTGTTGTAGTTATCGGGCATTATTCAGTGTCCTCCTCGGGGAACTTTGCGAGGCCGTAAGCGATGTCGGCGTTATAACCGGTAAGCATCCGAAACGCTGCCTGATCCTGCTTGAGCCTCTCGCGCTCCTGCATGGCTTCGGCCTGTTCAATATCCGTCTGCGTAACCGCAGCGGACAGGCTCTTCCGGCCAACAAAAAAGCCGAGCATGAAAACGCCCAGCGCCAGAACAAAGCCCAGAAGCCCAAACAATAAGTCAGTCATTCATTTTCCTCCAGTATCCGATCGACAACCGTGCCGATCTCCATATCCTTCAGACGTTGACTCAGCTCCGGTCCGTCGAACGTAAGACTGAGCCCGGCACACTTGGCCGGGATCAACGCCGTGTACCCGTGGCCGAGACAGCAGATCGCATACCAGTCGAGCTCTCCATCCTCGTAACTGAGCCAGCAATGACCACCGGACCTATCCGGGTTCCGCCTTCCAAGATGGAAGCATACCTTCTTCCTGTCATCCACCGAGCTCTTCACCTGGACGCGCTGCAGCTTTCCGTTGAAATCAACGACCAAGTCCGCGCCGATATCGACCACCGGCTGATACACCGGTACGCCTCGTTTCAAAAACTCTGCGACGACGATAGCCTCACCGCAGCCGCCGGTCATCCTCTGTTTATTCAGTCCCAAGATGCGTTCTTCTCTCCGTATGGATCAAACAAAATATCGGGGTTATTGAAGGCCGCCTCAGCCTTCTGCTCCCGCAGCTCAGACTCCTCAACGACCGGCTTCTCAATCGATCCGCTGGCATAGATGAGCCGCTGCAGGGCCTGGGACGCGGCGTCGACCATATCGTCATGCTGGCCGTTCGGGAACGCGCTGAACTGATCGACGAACGATACCACCCACGACGCCTTCGCCGGTTCGGGAAGGAACACGTGCCCTGACTCAATGGCAGCGGAGATCGCGTTTACACGGGACACCTTGCCGCCGAGTGGGTTCACGGGGATGCAGTACATCTCACGCTGCAGCGTCTGGATGATGGCCGAGCCGTTTGCCTTATCCTCGATCAGCACCGTCTTCGCCCGCGGGTACAACCGAACCACCGAGCGGATGGCCTCCAGCGTACCGGGGAAGTCGAGGTGCTTATTCAAACAGTAGCGGAGGTAATAGTCGTTCCTTGACTTACCCCACACCTGAATGCTTACATAGTCGTTCTGATCGCCGGCCTTAAACGCAGCGTCAACGGACACCAGCTCGGCGCCGTACAGCCGCGGCTCATCCGGGTCATAGAACCGCCACCAGTCTCGCCGAACCAGGTTGCCTGACTCGACACGGGGACGGCACTGATACAGGGCGGTCCAGGCTCGCTGTCCACCCTGCGGATCGTTGATGTAGCTTTTCTTAAAGTCAGCCAGCCACGCCGCGTCCTTGCCCAGCTCGGGGCACAGCGGCTCTCCGATCTTCCGGCCCAGCGGGTCATTCGCCTCGGCCTCAACTGGAAGGCGGAGCAGTGT